CGATTGGTGCAACCTTGGAACCTCTGCGTTGTACTTGCCTTGGAGGGTGCGAAACTTCTGTTCCCAATCAGTAGCCTGTGCCTCAGGTGCTGGCGTTGCTACTACAGGGGTTACTTCCGTTCCGACCTTAGCTTCCGTAACAGGCTCCGTTGCTGGGCTGTCAGTGGGTGCATCTGCTGGGGTGTCAGGGTAGAGGGCTGCGTGCAGCTCATCTGCCTTGGCTCCAGCTTCTTTTGCTTGCTTGTTCATCTTACTCATACATTGATCTCCTTTCGTTTATGAATGGTTTCTTTGGCGTCCGTAATAGTGCGTATCAGATGACGCAAGGTCTTGGATGCTCCTTGCTTGAATCTGAGGTGTGTGAGATCTTCTTCGTTCTCCATACCTAAGACAACAAGTTGAAGGTTAGCGTCCAGCCATTCCATCAGGTACCGCCCCTCTTGTAACTCAGTTAGCCGCTTCATTGCTGCCAACTGTTGGTCACTGGGTTTGATCATTTACTCTCCTTAGAATGCTTTTATATCTGCACCGCCTGCTACAGAACCATCGGGAGTAGTCTCTGGCCCTTTAGGTTGTGGTGCTTGCTGCTGTGGTTGACCGTCAGGACCTATCCCTGCAGCCATCATAGCAGCCTGTTGTTGCTGTGCTTGAAACTCCTGAATCTTTAACTGTGACTCAGTAGGTATTACCTCATCCGCTCCAAAGTCTAATCCTTCTGTGATAGATCTGAGGATAGCAGCTAAGCCATCCCTACCAATGATCTCCATGACTGGAGGTTGGAGAGCGATGTTGAGGAACTCATTACGACGTACTGTCTGTTGTTCCTTAGCTACCAGCGCTTGACTGCCTTTGGCTACAATCTTAATGTCGCCGGGGAATCCAGCTGCTGGGTCATACAACATAAACCATTCGTACAATCTTCGTATAGCTGGTTGGATGATGCCGTAGTCAATGTTTGATACTACCTGCTTAATGCCACGAGATGCGTTATTCATCATCATGGACATACCAGTAGCGGTACCTAAGGCACCGGCTGAACCACCCGAACCATAACTGTACTTCGGTACTCCTGACTTTGTATCAGCCTCGTTAGAAAAGAACTCGTAGACCCGAAGGATCTCAGAGACGAGGGCTTTAGGTTGGAAGAACCAGATAGGAGGTCGACCGCCACTTGAAACGTTCATTGACTCATCGAACTGCCATACCTTATTGGGTGCTATTCCACTAGGACTTTCACCCTCTGCCAATCTAGAAACGTCTATGCCTACCTGCGGGCCAGACGCAAATGCCATATTGTTAACGAGGTTGCGTGCTGCTGCGTTTACCATGTCCTGTATATCAGAGATGGTCTCTGGTAGCCCAGCGCCCCACCATGAGCCGTTACGCTCTCTGAATGATGCTTTAAAATAAGGTCTACGACCAAGGGGGTCACCATTGATCTCTGCCTTAATAACCTCTCCACCAATCAACCAGACTTCAGTCTCGTACTCAGCGAGGGGATCCTCTATCTTAGCATCAAACTCTATTAGTTTCTTACCTTGTATCTCTCCCCAGAATTGGAGAGCTTCTATCGTGTGGTCAACAGTCTGACCAAAGTTGATATGGTCTTTTGCTTTCTCTTCGGAGAGGCCTGGCGTAGTTGAGCTGTCATCCAACCAACCATATAGTCCACCCATTGCCGACCGCTCAAGGACTCTATCGATTGCTTCTGAGTCATACCCTGCAACTCCTTTCATGGCAACCAAGGCTGCCCTAGTGAGTCTGTGCTTCTCCAACAGGTACCCATCGTTTATGTCAGTAGCTATGGGTGAAGGATAGATATCAAACGGGGATACTCTAGCAAACTCTATAACAGTAGCTTCTTCTACTATTGGCTTGGCTTGTCCCCAAGTGAGTTCCTTCCTCTTCCTTATAATAGGCCCTTTAAGGATACCTACGTGAAGATCTACTACGTCATCAAGGACTTCCTTGAACGCAGTGTCCCATTTACCGTCTACTAAGATGTCGTGTATACGTGTCTCTACTTCCTTCTCAGAGGATCTAGCTATCTTGTTAGCCTTATCCTGTACTTCAAGGGACATCTCTTGCTTACGAGTGTCCATGTCCTCAGGGGAGATAAGACCCATCTCAATACCCTGTTGCATCTCTTGTACTACTTCCTCTTCTATCTGTGCCATGATCTCATCTGGCAGATCAGGGATAGGAGTCGGAGCGATAGACCAAGGCTTATCTTGCACCATGATCTCGGTCAACCAAGCTTTAGCAGCAGTACTCTTCTCATCTGTTAAACGCATGAAGGTGGTGGACCCACCGTACATCGTGATCTCTGCTAACTTAGACACAGAGTACTCACCGTTACGTTGCCTGAGAACTGCTTCCATCTCATTCTTGATTACACGCTTGGCATCTCTCGCTGCTACCCAACAGGACTGAACGTACCCACCGAGGGAGGACACATTGATAGCTGGCTTTACAGCTTCTTCTTTAGCCTTGTCAGCTGTAGCCTTATCAGCATCAATCTCTTTGTTAGTCTTAGTCTGCACTAAAGCCATTAAGTCCACCCTCCGGTACTAGCCTTGGTAAAGTTTACTCTACCTCGTCTGGTACGCATATCTCGTTTACCTTTAAACCTAGTTAAAAGAAAGGAGTCAGCCAGGTTAGGACTGTCCTCACCTCTTTTCTTCATCTCTGCTTTACCTTCTACCTTTAACTTACCGTTAGAGGAGAAGTCGTACTTAACAGAACTTAGCTCACCAATCAGGTCATCTAAGTACTCTATGTCAGGGTTGATGGACGATGTGAGGTCCTCAAAGAATTCTCTACCTGCCCACCACAGTTCATCTCTTAATCGATTGTACTTCTCTTTGTAAGCTGTAGACTCTGCTACGTTAACAAGTACAGTGGGCACGCCAAGCTCATTGAGACGGTCAGCAACACCAGCCCCCATTCCAATAGCATCCACTTGTACCTTGTGAAATACTCTCTGATCGTACAGGGCTTTGACTCTACCCACGGTGGACATGAGATCTTTGTTGTACCATCTGTCAATAAACTCGATGCTATTGCCTTGTGTAACCGTGATGGCTGTTGCGTCATCACCTTTCCTCGCTACGTCTAAGCCAGCAATCTTAGCAGACATAGAGTAGTCTACGTCTCTACCAACCGCTGATTCTATAAGATGGAGAGGTATTACAGTATCATTAGAGCTATCGGGGAACTCCCCTAAGACCCGTACATGGTATACTGAACTCTCCTTTCCGTACCTATCTGCCATACTGATAGGGTACTCATCAGATACTAAGTGTGAATCAAGACAACTGAAGTGCAAGCACGTCCAGTACTTACGCTCCTTAGTCTGCGATCTATAGAAGTAGCCATCAGTACGTGTTGGGTTAGAGGTCATGATAACCCGTGCACCCTCTGTCGAGAGAGCACCCTCAGCTACTTCAAAGATTGACTCGGCTACACCTGATGCCTCATCTATTACGAACAGGAGATTCGGTGCGTGAAACCCTTGTAACGCCTCGGGCTTCTCTGGTCGGGCTGTCCGAGCAACAGCGTACTGCGTCTCCTTTACTTCCTTAACCCATATCTTATCAGATGAATTCTCTATCTGATCTCTAAAGAAGGGGTGCATCTGATCCTTCCAGCGTATTACCTCAGGCCAGAGTAGATCGTTTAACTGGTGACTAGAAGGAGCAGTGCAAGGTATACGACAGTTATTGTGTGTACACAAGAACCACAGTATGATCCAGCTTAAGCCAGAGGTCTTACCACACCCGTGACCACTCTTAATAGAAACCTTAGAACCTCTAGGTGCTACAGCACGCAGCATCTCTTCCTGTTGAAGGGTAGGTCTTACACCTATCACTTCATTAACGAACTTTACAGGGTCGTCCTTGTAGGACTGTAGTAGCTTCTTAAACTCTTCTTGATCGTCTGTCATGTGTGCCTATATATAAGGTAAAGAGGAAAGGGGGCCGGACACCCCCAATCCTCTCTGTTTAGTTAGTTACGCGATGGTTGCTCCACCGTCAGATTTAGTCTGACCGTTAACGTACCAATAGGTACCATCAGATACCATCTCTACAAAGTCGCCAGTGAGAGCTACGTTGGCAACGAAAGTGAATACATCAGCAGTATCCCCAATCTCAGCCGAAGGACCATCATCATTGGTATCTACTTCCAACTCATTAACTCCACCGAGCATGTAATCGGCAGTGCTAGCAGATGTAATAGTATAAGCGGTAGTCGGTGCTACTTTAACAACGAACTTAAAACTAAGACCTTCTGCAGGAGCAGGAAGGACTACAGCAAAACCACCAGCGGTACCCAGAGTAAGTACATTGGGAGAGCTAGCGGTCAGGGTGATACCAGCAGTAAGCGCAGATACACTCTGTTTCAAAGCGGTGTTAATCTTAAGTACACCAAGTTCAAGGTTGTCTCTATAATTCATGTTTATTCTCCATTGTCAGGTAGTAGCTTGAGGCCACTACCATTGTCAGGGCTAGATTGCCCGTTGTCCGGTAGAATCTCTGCTTCCAAACACTTCACGTGCTCTTCAACTGAAATCTCTTTCGCTGTCTGTTTAAGATCAGCTATAACAGAGGCAAACCCCATGTTCCCCTCTAGTTCTATAGTGTCCTTGAATGCTCCCATACATCTCAGTAGGAGTTCAAGCGACTTATTAGAGTCTGATACCCTGGTTGCTTTAAGATGGTTCTTCCAGAGTTCAGCCTTGAGGTCTTCAACCTCTAAGTCATTAGCCTTCTCGTGCTTGAGTTTATAGGAAGCGATTGCCTCCTTTACATCGTCACGCTTTAGCCATGTAGCAGCAGATGTACGAGCAGTCTCAGGATTCTTAGAACCTGCAGCAAGAGCCGCCTGAGTCTTATTCCACCCGTTCTCAAAGAGAGACCGAATGAAGATCTTGTACTTCTCTGCTAACTTATCAAAAGGAGTAAGGACGCTTTCGACTATGATCTGATCGTCTGTTAATATGCCCAGACCCGCACCAGCTTTCTTAGCCATCAGTCGCCCATTACCTTCTTCTTTAATTCATCTACAGAGGTACCTAATCCAGATAGTAACCGTCTGTCCACAATCTTCTTTACTTCTCCACCAAAGGAAGACTTAGGTGCAGGAGACACAGCTGGCTTCTCCTCCCCTGCTTTAATAGCACGTCTAGACTCAGCCGCCTGCTCCTTACCTATCTTAGTCTTGTACGCCTCGAACTCTGCACGAGTGTTCCTTTCACCATCATCTCTAATGATGTCAGCAGCGTTGTCATCCTTTAAATTGGAGTCAGAGTACTTTCCCATTAGACAGCACCGAACATACTAGCTACTACATTAAATAGGCCATAACTAGAGATAGCAGAGATCAAGCATACAGAAGCCCAGATTGAAACAGTGATCGCTACGCTAGAGAGGGTCAGAATGGACAGAACTGATGGGGTGGAAGCTGCGTTGGCAGCGGATGCTGATTTAACCAGAGTGGCAGTCATAGGACAATCTCCGTCATAGATTAAAGTTAACCATTAATATTAAGCTTGTTACTTAACTCAAGCAATTAGGATTCGTTGAAGGATGATTAGAGAGAATAAAACTAATGTTACAAACAAACCAATTAATAGTTTCAATTGGAAGATCCTATGATTGAATGTTTTAAGATGAAGAACAAAGTAACATTCTTATCCTTATAACTATATTATACCATACATTGGGAGAAAAGTCAAGTCTTTTCTTCACTTATCTTATAATAGTTAGTATTTATTTTATTCACTAACGTTCACTAGGCAAGCTGAGGAAGGTTAAGTCCCTGTAAGTACGTAACACTATGGTGCACTGCAGGCATACGGCGCACCTCAGGAAAAGTATCAGGAATATTGGGGGGAATTTAGCAGAACACGTGTCAAGGCTTTTGTTTTATTAAGTGTTATTGTGGTGTTACAGGGTGTGTTCCAGTGTGTTAGAACCAAGATATATAATAGCCCCCTCCCTGAACACTACTAGGATGGTGTGGGGGGTACCCCCGTGGGGGTCACAATAAAAACAGACTAACACTCCTGAACTACCCCTTGTGAGCCCTTGCAGGACTAGGGATAATAGGGGTTGACAATCTATATTTATTTATTACCTTACAAGCAAGCGGAACACTGTTTGTGTCTGTTTATATTTATTTATTGTGTTGCTAGGGTGTTGGGCATGC